GTGTTTCCCTTACCTCTTGACTATATTATATACCCCCCTCTGTATATTGTCAACAGTTTTCTTGAAATATTTCAAAAAAAAATACAGGGTGTTGCCCTGTATTTGGTTTTATTCGTCGAGGGGTATCAACGGTTTCTGAATCGCGATTTCTATCTCGTCATTAATAGGCGCTTCACTCAAAACCGTATACGAAACTCTGTTTATCATATAGCCTGTAGCGCCGGCTTGAAACCAGTAGCCGCCGGGCGACAGCGTAAAATCTGCAAACATTATTACCCCCGAATTGTCTGTAAAACCGAGGTTCGCTATAAAGGCGCCGAATTCGTCGTACAAGCTTACCATAGCGTTTGCTACAGGTTGCTTTGTATCATAGTCGATAACGGTTATCACCAAACTTGCCGGGCCACTTCCCCCCCGGCTCCGTTGAACAAGAGACGTCTGTTAAACACGATTTTACTGTTCCTTTCGTTAGTAATCAGTAACGTTTGGCTTTACGGCATTTATACGCTGCGAATATCTTATAAATGCACTGCCGCCTGTTCCGTCTATTTCACTGCCATAATCGACCGTGATACGATAAGTTTTCAGCGGCGTGACACCGATATAATTCGTAGCGGCTGCGCTGTCTTCTCCCGAAGCGCTAAACCATGTTTTACCGCTAAAGTTTGAATACATGCGGCAATAGCAAGGCTCGCCGACTATGTTGCCGTTTATTCCGCCACCCACATAAACTACATTCACGCCAGCGGGAATAACAACATCAAACGTGTCATAAAATCCGCCCTCGTCAGCTTCCGTGGTACTCCATAAGTTAGTATCTACATCAGGCAGCGGCGGGGCGCTGTCCCCCCCGAATCTATTAATAGACGTCTAGTGAACACATTATGCACCCCTTTTATTTAATGTAGTCCGTTTTGTTTGGAGTTTTAGTATTTATGGACTTTGAGTAGTAAATACTGATATAACCGCTTTCCGTGCCTGCTTCGCTGTTCGTCATAACTGACAGGGTGTATTCTGCCCCACTTGTTACGCCGATATAAATATCGCCAACAATCCCTTCGTATCCGTATGCTTCCAGCCACCAAACGCCAGTTTTAACCGAATGGACGTCAATTTGTACAAATCCTTCATGTTCGTGGTAAACATCGTAAAAAACTTTTACAACGTTACATCCCTCTGGAATCTTAATAGTTACCGTTCCCGGGCCGAAGTCGTCTAAAAGCAATGTATCTTGGTCGGGTAGCTCCGGAACAGGGTCGCTACCCCCCCGGGATGTGCTGACAAGCAATCGACGATTAAACATGGTTTCTCCCCTCTCTAGGCTATGTTGGCCGTTATAGGCAGCTTTTCAATCTCGACGTTATAGCCGCAGTACAGCACCTTGCAGGGGAAGAAGAAGATACCCGTCCGCATTGTCTGCTGCCAGATATAATGATTGAACGTTATAACCGCGCCCGCAGTGTCAAGCGTCCTACCGTTGTCGACGTTGGTCAGGCGCAGCGTCCCTCTCGCACTGGTAGCGTTGGTTGACCAGTTAAAATAGTCTACCCTGTACCGTTGCCCAGCAGATACCGCTACTACTTGGCGATACAGTCTGCAGTTGTCTTCCCGTGCTGTTTGCACGGGGTGCCAGTACAGCCCAAGTCTAGTAACGTTTTCGGGCATCTCAAAAGTCGGGTTATACTCCGTATTATTGCCCACCCATTGATTACGGATAGGCACAAATGACGCTTGCGGAACGTCTACGGGTACAGGCACTTCCCCCTCGCCTGTTATAGCGAACAATCTGCGGTTAAACATAGCGTTATCACTCCTATACAAATTCCATTACGCAGTCTACTAACTGATGATTGTGGTCTACAAACCAGCTGGCTATTTCGTTAGAGGTAAAGCCGCCATATGCGCTATTGTTTTCCGCATTATTGCGGAAAGGCAGCGTAAAGCTTATTTCTCCGTTGAGGGTTATTTTTATGCTTCCCGGCTGCGGGGTAAGCGGCCAATCCAATAAAACTGTCCCAATGTACATTTCATCGACATACAGGGCAGTTACGTTAAACGTGGCCGGACTACCGCTATATCTAAATTCGTGCGGTTTTAGGTCACCGACATCGTGGTAAGCCGAATACCCCCATATTTGAACGCCTTAAAAACAGCCGAAAACTTTAAATATCTCCCAAAATTAAAGATATTCGGCAGATTGCTTTACTTTTTAAAGGTTTCTGTTTCCAGTAGATAGGCGATACCGTAAATCACTACAGCCGCAGCTGTTATAAAAAATATGTCCATCATGCACCTATTATACCAAAATGGCCTATTTTGACATTTTCATCTACATAGATAATTTTGAGGTATTTATGCATAATTTCCTGGACTTTTACCAGCAAATTATGCACACAGCTTAAACAGGGCCGCCAGAGGTTCCCGAACCTGTATCTACGCCAGTGTGCCTGTGCGTACCAAATTCAATGCCGCCAATAGAAGCGCCCGTTGTTACATCAAGACGCTGCTGTGCCTTGATATTGCCCTGTACGGTCAAGTTGCCCGTAATGGTAGTATTACTATCTATCAGGGTGTTAGCCGTGCTCACAGTGACTTGTGACGGTCCTGTGATGTTGATATTGCCGTCCGGAAGGACTTGAATATAACAGCTTGGCGTTTTGTTCAGGAAGCCGCCAACGTAAAAGCCATCAGAGATATCAAACATCCGGAATGTACCCGGCTGCACCGGCTCGGTGATACCTACATCGACGTTAGAAACATCCTGCTTGGCGAATACTGCGAGGCCGATATCTCCAACAACCGGGTCGCAAATCACTGCCGCCGCGCCGCCCTGAATGCGCAGATACGGCAGGCTGTACATCTGCGCTGGCTGTATGACGTTGTTTTCCGCGTCCATAGAACAAGTTAAGGGCAAGACGTCAACTCGCCCTGTGGGGGCAATTCCGCCCGCCTCAACGGCCTTTACAATAACCGGGAGTGCCGTGTAAAGGTTGCCGCCCATAAACGACCGAATAAAGTAATCCAGCTGGTTATATTCCGAATTCCCGGAATACGGCGTCCGGGTCGATTGTACAGCGGTCGGGTTACGCTGCTGCTTAACTGGCGTAGTTGGCATGTCTCCTCACCTCTCTAGCTATACTGATTGTTCTGAACGAATACGGCTGAAAAAGTGCTGTTCCATGCCGCTGCAGCGCTGGTATAAGCTTCGAGGTTGTGCGTAACCTTCGTTACCTTCCAAATTCCCGACGCTTTGGGCACCTCGCTGCGCACGTCTATCAGGCCGCCGATGTCGATGTTGTTATCAAAGATAGACGACCACTCTAAGCCGTCCTGCGTAAAAGACGGGTAGCCGCGGCCGCCAGTTTCGGCAGAGATGACAACGGCGTTGCCCGTCTTGTTCGCCCCGCTTGGAATAGTCGTAACTGTGCCGTTTTCAATGAATACCTCGCAGTCAATCATTCTGGCCAGCTTGTATATCTTCTGAATCGGGCTGCCGTTTATCGTGGTATTCGATATCTGGCCAGATACGCCCTGATTTTGATAAACGTACTCTGCTTCTGTGGCGAACTGCTGGAACAGTGATGTAACGTCCGCCCGGCCCTTTATTCCTGTCGGTTTAGAAGGCAGCAGGGCGGCATAAATCCCGCTGGCCGCGCTGACGCGAAACTTAACATCAGGTGTGCCTGTGTAGTCCGCCCATGCAAGTGTAAACTCGCCCTCAAAGCATTTAACCATATTCCCGCCATTGGGGCCGACTTCGACAAGAATTAAATTCTTCTGTGACTGCTGTGGCATAAAGCCTAAAGTAGTGGCACTGGCCATAATGTCCGGCGGCAGCCCTGCTATCCATAAATCAAGCGTCGTTTTGTCGTCGCCGCCCGGTTTAACAATCGTCGCCCCGGTGGCCAGTCCCTCAATGGTGATAGTGTTGTTACCGCCCGCAAACGTCCCCTGTCGAAGCGTGATTGTTGTCCTAATTGATTTTTGCGTAAAGCTGCCCATTTATGCAATCTCACTTTCTGGAATGTAAACCAGCTTGTAGCGTGTACCTATCTTTTCCAGCTCAATTTGGCTGTTATGGCCGTCTGTGTCGACAAACATCAGATTGCCGCTGAAATTTACTTTTGGCTGTTGTATAATCCACTGGCTACTCATACATATAGCGCCACGGCAGACTATATCAGTACCAACATCAATATCGGCAAACAGCCACCCATAACGCCAGTACAGCCTTATCTGACATATCTGACCGCCAAGAGTAACGCTGAATTTCTGGTCGGGTATAGCAGAAAGCGGAATAACCTTGTATCTGCTGTTATCGGGATTAGCATTAAGCGCCATATCTCCACCGCCTTACCATGATTTTACAATAGCCCCAATGTCATAAAGCGTACTTGTCAGCTCGTCGTTACCGTCTTCGGTGTTCTTGCTGCCCGTGTTCTGCGTTGACGTGTCACTAGGATTTTCGGCATCGCTGGTAGTAATCGCACCGCCCCCGGAGCTTACCACAACATCAGAGTAGCTGCTTTCAACCTCGCGGACTTCAATTAAAGCAAGGTCTACGATAAGCTGGCTTGTAGCGCCGTTTTCTTCAAATTTATACTCATAACTCAACAAGTTCAGGTTTTTGTATTCGCGCAGCGGCGTGACGATTGAAAACGTCTCTGTGCTGGTCCGCAACGCTTCCAGCGTGTCAAGCACCTTCTGCAAGTCGGCAGGGCTTTTGCTGGACTTGGCCAGCGTAACCGTACCCTCAAACGGCATAATTGTTTTATTATAGGCGACAAAGTAGCCTTTTTCTACCGGGTCGTAGGTAACATTGCTGTCGCCTTTAAGCCGCCAGCCAAGAAAGGTCGAAAAGTCAGTTAAGGTAGTACCGCGGGTATCCGCAAGCAGCCAGTTTGACCATTCGTTTTTTAGAAAGTCAAGTATCTTAACTGTCATTAGTCGTTCCCCCTTGTCCCGGTGGCAGTACCCCAGTACAGGCCGCTGTTTTTATTAATGCCTTTACCAATGTCGGCGGCTATGCCGTCTGCGTTGGTTGCTTGGGTGTGAATATCAATCTTGCCGATTTCAAGCGTCTTACTGCCGCCAGCTCCGGCACCTGCCAGCTGCGGCGTGATAGGTGTAAAGAACTGCTCATATCGGCCGCCAAGAAAGTCTTTAACGCCGTCCAGAGAGGGCAAGTTATCAATAATCTTTTTCAGAGTGTTCCAGGCGTTTTCAAGCGGCGTAATAAAGTAGTCGTTGATAAAACCGCCTATGGCTTTAAACACATTCATCGCTCCCACGCCCAGCATGGCTATAAAACGCAGTAACTCTAAAACTCTTATACCTAAATCTTTAAGGATATATTTCAGAATTTCCCAAGCTATTTGAGCAGCAGCCTTCAAGAAGTCCCATGCGCCTTGAATAGCCGCCATTACTTCCTCGCCCGTGCCTAGCGTCTTCCATAGGTCCTCAAACTGGCTCTTGCCGCCCTTGGCGTAGACGTATAAATCCTCTAGTATCAGGATAAGCCCGACAATGGCGGCTATAATCCACGTTATAGGATTAGTCATAATCGCTACAAACAAGCTCCACAGAGACGGCAGGACTAAGGCGCCAATGACCAGTGCTATACCGGCCAGCGCGATTTCAAAAGCAAGACTGTGTTTCTGGATAAAGGCAAAGGCAGAAGTCATTGCTTTGGCCGCTTCTGTCAGAACTGGCGCAAACAGCCGCATTACTGGCAGGAAAGACATGTTCAGAGTTCTAGCGAATCTGTCCATAGCGTCATTATAGTTGGCGGCGATAACGGTGTCTTCTTTTTGGAATACGCCAAGTTCTCGTTCGTACCTAATGAGGTCCTGCATTCCCTTCTTTCCCATTTGTAACAGGCCTATAGTGCCCTCATCCAGCTGCAAGCGTTTTAATATACCGGCAGAGGTTTGCCTGTCCATGCCCTCGACAGCTCCGGCGACGTCGGTCAATACGTCGAACACATCACGGGCTTTCCCGGTGGCGTCAAGGGTAGCAACGCCCATGCTTTCAAAAAAAGGCAGCAGACGGCTCTTTCCAGTCACGGCAATTCTTTGTAGCTCACTGCCTAATCGTTCGGCCGTGCCAAAGAACGCCTGAACGCTGCCGCCAGCAAGTTTAGACGCCGTGGCCCATGATTGCAGCTTCGGCACGTCTGCGCCTATGCGGTCAGCTATTTTGCCCAAATCATCAGCAACGGCCGTCAGGTTTTTAACTTGCGACATCACAAAGCCAACGGAAGCAAACGTGCCAAGCTTTGCCAGCACGCCTAACTTTATCCGGTTAGCAAAGCTGCTAACTTTGCTTTCAGCCTGCTTTAGTCCTTTATCTAGGTCAGTATTATCCATTTTTACGGCTATAAGAAGCGAATCAATTATATTAGCCATAACATACCGCCTTTACTTCAATTCTTGGACTTGGCTTTTTTCTCCATGTCCTTATACATCAGGTTTTCGTTAATGTTGTTGATATAGATTATCTCGCACATGTCCAGCAGGTCCTCATAGCTGTAGTAGGTTTCAAGCTCTTTGAGGGTCGCAAAGCGCTGTGATATCACAAGCGCGGTCATGTTAGATACGTTTACGTATTTTTTGAGAAAACTATATCGGCCGGCTTGCCCGTCGTATTCGTCGGGGACTGGCCGGCGGCTAGAAAAAAATCAAAATTTAATTTAAACGCTTCAACGCGCAGCTTCCACAATACCCGAAAGTCTTCAATAAATCCGTCTACCAATTCGGGTGTGCAGGGTGTTTTGACGCCACTTGTCGGCACATAAGAACAGCAGGCGAGTAAATCGTCAAGAACTTTTTCCGCGTCGTCTACGTCAAGGTTTCCAAGTGATGTGATAATGCTGTCAAAGTCTAAGTCTTCTAGTTTTAATTCAGTGATAGGTTTCCCATCAGGGACGTTGATAGAAGTAGCAAAGCCGCCATGAAGCAAGAGGGATAATGCCCGCATAAGCCAGCGCTCTTGCTTCTTGGCGGAAAATTGCGTAATTTCAAATTGCAGGTCGCGTCCCTGTCTTTCATCTCTCACCATAACAGTAATTGTTTTTCTCATTTTTCTTCTCCCTTATAGCTCCATTAGATGCATTTTTCAAAATCAAAAGCGAATGTTACAGGGTCTAACACTTGTTTCAAGTCCGGCAGTCTCTTTGCCGTGGTTAGATAGCCGTTGACATAAGTGTATGTCTTGGGCATTGATTTGATGTTGATAATCAAACTGACCTCGAAGGGTGTCATTTGATTTTCAGACGCCGCAATCAGCGCTTGGAAATACGGCAGTGACGGGCTAGACGGTTCGATAGTGATATGCACCGTCTTTTTAGACGGAGTATAACCAGCACTCAACTTGCCGTCGACGCCCATTCTGGTAACGGCCAGAGTTTCCTCGTCTTGGTTGATTGCTTGGTCGGTAGCGAATCCCTCAACAGCAAAGCCGACGGGGAAAAGGTCATTAATAATCATAACCGCCGTAGCGTTAGCAGATGTGATGTTGCTGCTCATAGTCTAGTTTCCCCCTTTATACTACCGCTGTAAGCGGGAATTCAATTTTATTGACGCTGCCGCCGTAGGTGTACCATACAGAGATGTTGGGTGTTCCTCTGGTTGCCCTTACTTCCGGCGCCGGGTCAGTTACCCTAATGACAAAACCATTAGTATACAGCTCGGTGCTGATGTCCTCGCCAGCTTCTTGGTACAGCTGCGCTTTTTGCGCTTCGGACAGTTTAACACCGGGGTCGATAACGCCATTTGTGAGCGCCCTGTTAATCGGGTCTGTCAGCCATGCTTTAATCATGGTATAGCCACGGTCTACATACGGCAGGCGTTGAGTTTGCTGCATACCGTTCAGGCAGGCAGTCTGCATAACGTTTTGCAGCCAAATCATATTGATGTAAACATCAACGAAGCCATAGCTGCCGCCACTCATAGCGCCATCGTAGAAGATGTTGAACTGCTCGCTTCTGGACGCATAGCGGCCGTAGAAGTTGACTTTGTTGTCCAGCAGGCTTGCCTGTGTCTGGTCATCGGTGCAGGTCGGAGCAAGTCCGCTTTGAGTTTTGAACGCCCAAGAGATAGCACCCTGTTCACGGTTCCAGTCGATAGAAGCCGCGCAGCCCATAACGAATACAGATACCTCGCCATTATCGTAGGTGTTAATAGTGCCATCGTAGTTGTTGAACGCCAGCTGGCCGGGCAACGAAGAATCACCGCCGGCTACTTGGCTAGCGTCCATGCTGTAGGCGCAATAGAGGAATTTGTTCGGGTTGCTGTTGCTCCACGCTGCCAGTTCTACAGCTTCTGCTGTTTCCGGTTGGTATACAGTGGTGAAGCTTACCCAGTTTTCAGACTGTTTAATCGCAGCATTCATGGTTTGGGTAGGTGTCATTGCCGCAGTACCTTGACTTACCACAGCACCAGTAGCGGCAGTAAGGCCTAAAGCAGTGGCTACGTCTGTTCCCAAAGCTTCTACATCGGTCCCGTTGGTCGCATAGGTCACGCTGGAATCATTGCCCGTAGTATTGGAGACAATGCGATAGTTTTTCTGGTTGGTGTTGAAAGTAACCGTTGTGCCGGTTACCTTTGCCTGAATCAAACCTGCGATATCGCTTTGAGTTTTGGCGGTGGATAAATTCAGGTTGGTAACAGTAACCGGCGAACCGTCTACAGAGATAGTAAAGCCGCCCTCTGTGATTTTTTGCAGGTCGGTTACTCCCAGCGCTTGGCTGCCTATTAAGGCGCCTGCGATAGCTTTATCCGCACGGCGGAAGAAATAAAGCGTGTTAGGTTTCTTGCTGCTGTTCGTGAAGCCTAAGAAGTAAATAACCGCAAGGCGATACTCGTCGCTGTCATAGCCGAAGTATTCGCCTACTGCCTGCTGGCCAGTAAAGCCCATAAGCAGCGGATATGGCATGATAACGTTTTTAGTAAGCAGAACGCCAGCAAGTTCTAACTCTGTGGAACCAGATGAAATAACTCTTGGCGTGATGTTTACAAGTCTACTTGCAGGAATAGCCATTTTTTAGATACCCCCTTTAATTAGTTTGTTGGCGGGTGATGTACGTCAACATTTTCCAGTCTTGTCACGCTTGCCCGCTCGAAGTATTCAACCTCGATAGAATATGTTGACCACATAGACAGGTGTAGTTTGACTTGAAAGCGGTTGATAAACTGATTAGTGTCGTCTACGTAAGGCAGATACACCATGTTTTCAGCGTACAGCAGGCCAATGTCATAGTTATTATGAAAAAAATCGGCCGCATAGGCGCTACGGCTCAAGGTTTCTAGTCCTTCGGCCCTGCTCCGTGAACGGTCGATATCGGTGTCGCAAAAATCAACAGTTACAACGTATTCCCGTAATGTGGCCGTGATAACGTTACCTTCCGGGGTAACTTGGCTTTCACCTGTGTTTGTCCCTATACGGCGCGTCTGGCTCAAGTAAAACAATGTGTGCTCCCGTTCATCGCCGGGTAGCGCCATGTTGTTCTGGTTGCCCTCAAACACGCGCTGCGGGTCAAGCGTCGGCCGCATGTACTTCAACAGAAACTCGGTAACTGCGACGTTTATTTTTTTTTCTACATCAGATACAGGCATTTACTTTCCCTCGCCTTCGTCGGGTTCTTCCGGGTCAGGCTCTGGCTCCGGCGCTGGCCGTGTTTGTAGTACCGGCGGCGTCACAAGTTGGGTGATTTCAAAATTCGCCCACCCTGCATGTGCTGACCAGTCTTCAAGCACTTTGGAGATGTGCCAGTAGGTCCCATCTTCACGCTGGATGATATCACCTGTCCTACATAGCGGCACCCGCGATATACCGTCTACGGGCAGCGGCTGACTACTGTCAACAAACATCTGCTCTGTATGCGGCATATCGGGCACGTTTTCGCTATGGTCAATGGAGTTTTCAGCGTTCGGCTGAATCTGCGCTGCAATCGTGATTGGCTCTTTATAGTACGGCGTCACTCTCCCATACGCCACAGCCTGCCCGTCAGACTGATAAAGAGTAACTGTTTCATCCGGGTGTACCGACGTTATCGAACCTCTCACTATAGCATGTAAATTCATCCCTAACATCTGCTATTCTCCTTTTTATTTTTCGTTGACAACTTGCCAACTAACAGCATTAATCATTGTTGATGTGTCAATAAGTGCCCGTTCCGGGTTACTTACCCCTAAAGACTTCCCGTTTTTCATCTTCCGGCGTTTGGCCGCTATTGTAGCAGGCTTGTTAAGCCGGGGCTCTCCCGGCGGCCAGTTACGAATAGTCATTTGCAAATCGGTGCGCGCTGACGGTCCAAGTGCCCGCAAGGCTCGAACAAAGATATCCTGTTCGATGATGTGGCCCTTGAATATTCTTTCCAAGAAGCCCAACCAGTCCCCGCTTTTTTCCTCGACGGTCTTTTGCATAAAAGGCCGTTCAGGGACGCCGCCAAGTCCCACATTTTGAATGTAAGCGATGTACGCTACACTTTTCCCGTCCGGGTACGTTGACCCCTCTGGAAAGCCTATTTCTAGCTGCGGGTTTTGCTTTGCCAGCTGGCCGACAACTCTTTTAAAGTTGCCCAGCAGTTCCCCGCTACCGCCGCCCGCCTTTAGCTCAAAATGAAAGCCCATTGTACCAACGGCCCCCGCTGATATATTTTTGCATAAGCTGCCAAAGAAGGAAGCCGCATTGCGTCTGCGTGTACCAGTTTGGTTTCGCCAGCACGGCATACGAAACGGAAACTTTGCCTTCCGTCGCACTTGCCACGTTGCCTACTGCCAGCGGGCCGCGCATTTGCAATTCGGATAAATGACAGGTCATCAGTTCAAGGAGCTTTGCCCGCTCGTCGTAGTCTTGGACTGCCGAAGCGGGGCCATTGTTGATTAAATAAGTGGCGGTATCGAAATTGTTTTCGATTTGCGCGTCCGGCAAAGTGATAAACGGATACTTTGCTTTAAAGTCCTCAAGGTCGAATTCAACAATGTTGTCTTCTTTAGACATAGTAGTTCCCCCCTATTCTACCGGGGTAACTGAACCTTCTCTGCCCTCTGGCCCTGCCATTTTGGCGGCAGGCTCAAAGCCATTTCTAAGCGCTTTGCGCTCGTCTGTTTCTGCTTCGACGCTATACTTGTCGTCTTTAGTAGCGCAGAACAGCAAATGTTCTTTGATTAGCCAAAATTCCGGATAGTTTTTGCAGAACCATTCCCAAGCTGCACGGGGGACGTTAGGAGTTACGCCGTAGGCGCCGACAGGGTTAATGCCCTTTTCCTTGCCCCGTAAGTGGGTATTGTTCCCGCGAAGGATAATGCGTTCAATAGTGCCTTTAGAAGTCGGGATAGCAAGTTCTAAGTCCTGCGGATAGTTAAGACATAAGGTCACAGTATCAGAGGTATCAATTACAGCGCGGTTAGCGCTATTGATAGCCTGCACTTTGACCTTCTTTGCTTCCGCTGCTTTGGCTGCTTCTTCTGCCTGCTTTTCGGCTTCTTTGAGCGCCGCTTCATACGGTGTAGGCTCTGCTGCTTCTTCCGTGGCTTTCACAGCTTCGGCGGCGACCTCTGCCGCCGCTTCTGCTGCTAAGGTTTCTTGTGTTTCGGTAGCTACTTCTGCTGCTTGCGCAGCTTCGGTTTTTTTCTTCGTCAGTCTCGCCATTTTTCTTATCTCCCTTTACCCTAGATTATACACCAGTCATTGTAGCAACGGCAAACGGTCTGTATAAAATGCAGCCGTAGGAAGTGCCGACAAATTTCTGTTTGAAGCTAGAAGTTTCAGGCACTAAGCGCATTGCGCGCATTTTTTCGGAGAAACCGAATTCACCTGTAGGCTCGCCGTTAATGCTACGGCAAATGAGAAGTACAGTGCTGCTAGAGGAGTTTTCCAGTTCCGGCAGTTGAGCAAATTTGATGTTCGGGGTATAGCGTTTAATCATGTCCATAACGGATACATTGAAGTCAGTTGCTTTACCCAGCTCAACAGCAGCAGAAGGAGAGGTTACCAGAATCAAATCGCTGTCGTTGCGGATATGGCCCAAAGAATTTTTAGCCAAGTTCTGGAACAACAACAGATAGTCGGCGTAAATTTCTTTAGTAGTTTTGAGCTTCCAAGTGTTGCCGCCTTCACCAGTTCCCGGAGTGATAGCAGCCGGACGGTTAGGCTCGTTCAGCAGGCCGTAGATTTCCATGTTCTCTACGCCCAGCAAATTGTATTTGTTTTGGGCAATGTCGATAGTGGTAGCTGCGGCGCGTTGTTTGCGTGCTGCTAATTGCAAACGTGCTTTAGCTGCATAGTCTAGTTCACGGTCACCGTAGCGAATGTTAGTTTGGAATACATATTGTTGACGGACCGGATAGGTCGGGTTGACGTCAGCCATTCCGGCGTTGCCGTAGTCGGTGTAAGCTTCTACAGCTCCGGTGATTTCGTCTACCTCAAAACGTGCATAAGATGTAGTCCAGTCGCCTTTTTTAACCTCTGCGAAAATCTCGCGGGAGTTGCGAGGTCCGGTCAGAATCTCAATAACACGCGGGTCAAGATAAGAAGTAAATTCTACAGGTACACCGCTGTTCGGTTCGGTTACCATTGCGGCATCGTATGCCAAACGCTCAATATCGGCGTCGTTAGCCATAATGCCACGAATTTTATAGTGGTCGTCAAAAACGAAACCTTTTTCGCGCATAAGTGCTACTTGTTGGTCAATGTTCATTGGCATTTTACTGTTCCCCTTTCTTTTTTGTACTTACAGGCCATTAGGCCCCGGCGGTAGCAGGAACAACAGCCCCACGCCAGTTTGAGATGATGATTACGTCGTTAGCAGAACCGGCTTGAATTACTTCAAAGTCAGTTTCTACGGCACCTTCAACGGTTGCTTGTGCAGCTCCGGTTTTGATAGTACCGTCTGCCAGTACGGCAAAAACTTTCTGGCCGACAGTTGCTTCGGTAAGGGTAACGGCAAAGAAGTCGCCTTTTACCTCTACAGATACAGGATAGCCAACCGGAACAACGTTAGATGCTTCTACGTCAATTCCAAGCGGGTTGGTAATTTCGCGCACTGCAAAGCCCAGAGGACGGCCAGTGCCGGTAGGTTTAACGCAGCCTGCTTTGGACGCGTCAGCCCATACGAAACCGCCGATGTTGCAGGCAGCGCTAGCAACATAGCCTTTGGCGGTAGATACGATAGGGTTAATAGCTGCATATGCGCCCGGAATACCAATTCCGGGGTAAGTGTTTACAGTTTTTTGAAACGCCATTTTTTTACGCTCCTTTCTTATCGAACGCTGATTTTATTTAAGCCTTGCAGGTAGTCTGGTACGGATACTGCGGAATCCATAGCAACGCGGCCAGCGCCCCATTTTTCAGTTTGTTTGCTTCTGCGCAGTGCGTCAACCATGCCTTTATAGGCGGTAGGTGCATACTCGGAAACATTGAAGCCTTCTGCTTTGAGTGCAGCAGCATAGATATCATCTGCACTGTCATAAGCCAGCGGGTCTACTTTGCGGCCTAAGAATGCTTGACAGGTTTCAGCGGCAGCATTGCGTTCGCGGAAACTTGCTTCAATTTTTTTACGTTCTGCCGCCAAAATGCTAGGCAGTGCGTCTTCGGCCAAGTATTTTTCTTCGCCCTCGCGTTCGTGGTCGCGGTCGACACGTTTCGGGTCGGCTTTTTCGCGTTTCTCGCCGTATTTAACGCCCATTTCAAACGCTGCCCTGAAAGCAGGGTCTTTCATTTTTTCAGAAAGTTCGTCGTCTTCACCCAAGGCTTTTTTCATGCCTTCGCTTTCATGTTCTTTATCCAGCTTTTCGCGTTCGCCGGGTTTCTTTTCCAGTTCTTCACCATATTTGACGCCTTCTGCAAAGGTCATTTTGCCTTCATCGTCTTTGGCGGCTGGTTTGGTTACAGCTTCGGCGGCTTCGTCCTCTGCTTTGGTGCCTTTCAAGCTAAGCAGGAAAGCACGGATTTTGTCTTTAGCGGCAGCTTCCAAGCCGGGGAAAAGCTTATCGGTGATTTCGTCAACGGTTGCGTTTTCGTCGATATCAACACCAACATCGCGGGGAGAATATCCGCCTTCTACTTGTGCTTCTACAACTTGGATTGCTTTGAGTAAGTTGCCCAATTCGGTCTCACTCTTTTCAATTCCTAAGTCGGCATCTGCGGCAAGCACGGAGTGCAAAGCTTTTGCGCGGCGTTGTTTAAAGCGCTGCACTGGCTCGGTAATTCTAAATTTTGCCATTTCTTTTAACTCTCCTTTCGGGGTATTGTTTATAGCTAGCCCAGCGGGCATACTATCGGCAACAGCCACGTCGGAACCAGCTCGGCCACGTGGCACAAGGGCAACGTGGTTACCCTTTATATCTCTCATTATAAAGTCATATGCGACGCCGTCAACCTCGCCCGGTGTGAAGTCAGGCGTATAACGGTAGCTGCATGAAAGCTCTTTAAACTCTCCACGCTCGATTTTTCCAATCGCGTCAGCGTCCTGCACTGATATTGTGTTTCGCAAATACGGAGCGTCAAACGTGGTGTCTGTCCCGGTAGCTCCTACACGGTGCTCTTTCTGCGGCTCGTCTGCGCTGTCAAAGTGGTGTTCAAGCAGCAGCGGCAGGCCGTTGAAAGTCTCGGCCGCTTTGGCCAGCTCGTCCGGGTCACGGTATCCGTAGTATATCCCCGTGGGGTTAAGTCCCAGTTCGGCGGCTCCGGGTATCTCCCGGCCATAATAAGGATTGATACAGGCTTTGGATATCGGGCAGGCTGATACGTGCAGATATCCGTTATCGTCTATCCTTCGGGCTGACGGGGCAGCGTCGAAGGTCAAATTGTTATCTTTTTCCACTTTATCACCTCTTAACTTGCATGAATAATTTTGAGGTATTTATACGGCTTTTCACGGCATTTTATCTGCAAATTATGCACACAGCTTAAACGGTGTAAATCCTATCCCCGGGGGGTGGGTCTACCTCAAATCTACATTTGCTGTCTGCTACAGTACGTGTAAATTCAATACTTTTCTCCCTTATTATAGCAAAAAAGTGTATATTTAAAGTCCTGTAGTACGTATTTACTAGGTTTCGAGCAGTTCGCTGATGTTTGGTCTGTAAGTGCAGCGGCAGTAGGGAAGCTCGCCCGGTTTCACTTTTTTGCCTACCTCATAGTCAAACAATCCCTCGTCCAAGTCGAATTCTTTGCCGTCCATCTCCTCATGTGATTTACGGCTCGTTTTCTCGCCCGGAATATGTACCCATGTGCCAGTTTTTATACCCAGCTCCCGGGATTGGGCAAGTTCTAGCTCCTGCGTGGCCTTGTTCGTCTGGTCCATTGCAATCAGCTGCGCCTTACGCTCTGTAACACCTTCAATGTCTAGTAGCGTTTGATAAAGGCTTGCCATATCCCGGCCACGTTTGGCGCTTTCATATACACTTTTGATGATTTTATCAAAAAATGACGGGGCAATGGTCCTGATAAGGTTTACATTCCGTTCGGCAGCTTCTTCTAGTATGCGTTCATAAGCTGGTGTTACCGTGAATTTAATCGCCACGCCTACCTTTTTTAGTTCCGCCATTAAAGCCGCCCTGTTGGTTTTATCAATCTTGTTGATAAAGCGCACGGCCGCCCGTTCCGCCCGCTCCCGATTGAAGTCCATAATGTACTGGTGGAATTTCCGCCGCAGTACCGCCAGAAGCTCGTCAAGGTTTACCTCTTGCCCCTCAATGGTGATATCATACGCCAGCTGGTCGCCCTTGAGAAACTTCTTGTAATTCTTCAAGACATAGGGGATAGCTGTTTTCATCATGGGGCGGATAATGCGGCGTATCTCGCGGGCATAGCTTTGCTGTATGCCTGCATTAAAGACGTGTGGCGGTAGAAAGGTCTGCCCTCGTCTTGTCCTTCTGCGTCTGGCCATTTACTCACCCCTGACTGCTATTCTCTGGCGGCGTGACGTTTTTTAACAGCTCTATCATCTCGCTATAGTCTGCGCTTGGTTCTTCTGTATCTTCTACATCAAAGTTAGCCATAAAATGGTTGTAAGGGCTATTATCACGCGTTTTAAGCTCCTCGCGTACTTCCTCTGGTGCCAATGCTCCCATAGCTATATAGAGGTTATCAGTTTCGGCTTGAGTGCGTCGAAGTGTGGCCATTACTTCCTCACTCTTTTCAGAGAGTGGGTTAAATTCGACGCTGATACTTTCATCAATTTCGCCGTATTCAATGAGTTGCAGTATCTTTACCAACCGTTCAAGCGGTTTTCTAAGCTGCCTTTCCTGCTGGCTGCTGATGTGCTTGTAATGGTTTTCAAGGTCGCTTTCCCCTGTAGCGTTCATGCCCTGCGGGGCGATACCCCACAGTTTAGTTGCTGGCTCCTGAAACATAGCCGCCACAAACTCCATTGCCTGCGATACGATTTCACGCACGCCTGATAAAGCTGTGATTTTAACGTCTACTTCTTCCTCTTCCTTGTCGATAAGGAGCACGCCGTCATTGTTCCGATTTTTGGCAAAATGATTTAGCCGGCGGTCGATAGACGCCCAATCAGCACCGGAGAGAATTTGTGCGTTGAGGTTAGTTTTGAATATGGTCAAACTGAATTTAGTAAGCAAACGCGCTTCTGCTTCCCGGCACTCGGTAAAGTGAGAAACTACGTCTAAGACGGTTTGCGCAAGCGGAATACCGAAAAAGTTATAAGCAGGTTTCAGCAGCGTAGGCAGCTCGTTTTGCGAAAAGTATAATACCCTGCTGCGGTGAATAGGTACGCCCATGACAAACCATGTCTGCGGATTGTAGTAATTCTGGCTCATTGGGTTAGTAGAATCATATTCCCCCGGCGAGATATTGAAGGCTTCCAGCAGGCGCAGACCTTTGATTTTCTTACCTAGAAGGCCATCGGCGGTAAGCGGTATCGCATTTACTAAGTCTTCGGGGCGCTCTCCTTCGTAGTCCATTCCTACAAGACAACCGCCCATATAGCCGTTGTTGCAGATAGCTTTATAAAACATATCTTTGACGTTCAGGCGGTTTAACTCCGATTCAAGAAATTTAATCTTCTCCCGGCTTTCTTCTTTTTCCGTGGTGAGTTTCCAGCCTTTTTCGGTCATTTCAGAGGCAATCATCTCTACGCCTGTCCTGATAAGTGGGTTTTGCGTCAGCGCTGTTAAATAGCCATAGCCAAGAAACTGCGGATAAACGTTATCACCCAATACACGCATGGTGTGAAGTATCAAACTGTGGCAGGCGCTCATAGCTTCATCGTTGGCGGCCTGTGCTTTTGCGTCCGGATTTCCCATAGTCTCCGGGATACCGAACATGGTCTGTACGTCTTCCAGTCGCGGTTCAATAAAGATGTTATTGTTATTACCGCTATTAATAACGTTCAGTGCCTTTCTGTGCGTCTCATTTACAGACATAGGACTTATTACCCTACTTCTGTTTAAAAGCTCCGTACTGCGGATATTAAGCGGTTTAAACTGCTTCTTTTTCACTTTGTAATACCCCCTGATTATGAAATTCGCAAAGCGCCCTTGTTTTGGCATAAGTAGTTTACAGCGTCTATAGTGTGGTCGTTGCCGTCGGGATACGTCGCTATAAAGTTCCCGTTTTTGTCTTTTTTTAGTTCGTAGTTAGCAAACTCACGGGCAGCATTCGGGCAGCGGTTAGGGTCTATGACTATTCGCAGTAGCTCTTTGCTTAAATAGTCGTATCCAGCCTCACGGCTTCCGGGTCCCTTTTTGGCCGGTCTCACATTTATACCATAGCTTCTAAGCGTGTGCACGCTTCGGGGCTCTACATCTGATATTATAAGCTCATTTCCCGGGTTTTCTTCTCTTATGTGGTCTGCAAGCGTCCACAGCGGACACTGCACCTGATAATATTCGTTGTATATGTATAACGTTCGCCGTGCTGCGTCTAGGTTGCCGGTCATATACGCCAGCGGGTCATTAGCAAAACCAAAGTCAAGGCCGCGTTTGATGTTGCCGAAACTCTTGATTTCTTCGTCCGTTATCTCGCGCAGGACGAGGTTGTTAAATACCTCGCCGCCGGTCCCGGTGACGTCTCCTAAAAACACATGCCGCCACCTGCGGGGTGAAAACTTACGCAGCGTTTCGGCTTCTGTTACAATCATGGGGCCTACCCATTCGGCCGGGCCATACAGGTAGTTACTCTTGTGTACTATCTTTTCAGGGGTCTTTTTCTGCGTCTCGACGTTTACCCAGCTACTTAACGACTGCGGCGGGTTGTAGGTATAGAACACCCAGAATTTATCTCCGCCACGCATGAACGATAAACGGGCGTTGTCTACTTCTTCCATTCCGTCATATTCTGCCAGTTCTTCAAACCACAGTACGGAATAGTAGCCATTGGATACCTTAATCGACTTCAAGGTGTTGCTGTCGCTAAGTCCGAAAAAGTTAATCTTCTGGCCAGTGGGCTTATAGATGATTTCAAGCGGCGACAGTCTGGCGATGAAAAATTCAGTAAGTCCCAGCTTTTCTATAGCCCATAGCATTTGCTCATAGACCGTTTTTCTAAGCGTGTTATCTCTTTTCCGGATAACAGCTACATGCGCCGCAGGGTTATTTATGAGCAGCAGTATAGCCACTATGGCGGTAAACGACGACTTGAAACTACCACGGCCGCCACATAACCAGTAATACGTATATGCGTGCTGCATTACTGCGTGGTACAGGCCATAAAACGCAGGACCTATACAGTCAGTCAGCTTTATCTGTTTAAGCCTTGTCTCCGGTGTCTGGTTCTGATAATTCATCTTCTCCCGTCACTCCCATTTGCTCTGCCAGTTCCGCAGCTCTGCGCTCCATTTCTTCCTCGCTCATGGTCGGCTGAATAGGTACGCTCTCTGCCGCCGGAAGCGCCCCCGGAATATCAACGACTATCTGCGGCGTGATATTGACGTTCACAGCCTTTTCATTAAACAGCTTATGATATCTGGCCATTCCTTCCGTGCCTGCTCTGTGCAGGCTAAGGCGCTGCACGGTCTTACCTATTAAAACGTATTCTTTATCTGGCCCTTGACCTCTGGCGGCATAGTTTAGTGTCTCGATAGTCTCGACAAGCTCGCCGCGCATTTGTCTGGTAAGATTTAACAAGGTCTCGTTTGCGTCGGCGATTTCTTCCGTTTCGATTTTTTCCCGCAGCTCATTAAGATACGTCTGTACCCACGGCCGCCGCAGTATCATATACGCCCGTTTAGCCGCGTATGTGTCGCCATAGCCTGCCGCCAGCGCGCTTTTTTTCGCATTGAAGGTCTTCATGTACTCACGGCAGAATTTCTTTTCTTGGTCGGACGCTACGCGCACATACCCCGGTCTGATTTTGGTCGCCGTCTCTATATCCTCTTTAGGCGAGCCGCCTTTTTTGGTATCATCTTGGGAGACACGAACGCGCCCCCTATGCTGCTTTTCTATCTTTTCTTGCTGCTCCTCATATTTTTCCCAGAAGTTGTTTTCTTCTTCCGGAGTCGAAGCGTCAAGGTTTACTTTTTCCAGCTCGGCCGCTATTGCTTCCGGCGTTATCTGCTGCGCTTCCTTTTTCTTTCTCAACATCTTCACCCCACTTTATTGTTTCACGTGAAACATCTGTCTATTTGTTACATTATAACACAAGAGTAGATATTATGAATATTCTAACTATATACATGGTATAATATTGTTATATAACTTTTAGAAGGCGGTGTTTGTAATGAGTTGGCTTTTGTATGTGTGCCTTGACCTGATTTTTACCGTGCTATGTTATTTAACTAACTGGTTTGTCGTCATTTTTGCTGATGAAAAAGGGCAGCTGCCTAAAGTATTCAAGCTGTGGCAAACCTACGATAATCCCCTTGATATCCGCTGGCAGGTGCTCGAAGTCGTCCCGAAGTTCCTGCGCTATGACTTCGACAATCACTATATTTATCATTACGAAATGAAAGGCGACGGCTATATGCGTCCCGGCTTCGTACAGCTCTGGTATAACGACTTCACCACAAAAGAACGCGTGCAGCGTTATTTCTGCCGCCTGCTGTGGCTTATGCGCAACAACGCCTACGGTTTTGGCTACTATGTCACCGGCCGGGCGGTAGACTTTTCAAAGGTCAAAGTATTGCGGAAAATCAAGGAACTTAACAACGAACAATGGTTTAGCTATGTTCCCGGCTTTCTCGCCCCGTGGTCCTTCTACTACTGCAAGCAATACTGCCCTTGGTTCCGGGTCCGCCTGTACCTCGGCTGGAAAATGAAGTTTCTCGACGATTATACGCAGGTAAACCGCTGCCAGATAGCTTTTTCGTTCAATCCGTTCAAGGGCCTTGAAGAAGATAGCACCGGGGGGGATAAAAATGAACTGTAAAACATATGAGCCGGGAGAATTGCGCGACCTGCTCGGTCTATCCGATAGCCAGACTATAGCGGACCAATTAGCCGCCATGTCAGACTTTTCAGCTTGCATAGGCTATAACACCTGCGCCGACGTTATAAAAGGCGTCAGAAAGGCGGATTTTCCGCCCTGTAGGGCTTACCTGCTGAATGTTGGGTCAAGATGTAGCGTCGTCGTTACTAATCGTCCTGACGGAAGTATGGTATACAAGCTCTACACCTGCAAGGACTTTGCCGAAGCAAGTGAATTTACGCACTCATTAGTTGATACTCTTTATATGCCCATACCGCGCCTGATGAACCGTATCAACGAGCAGCTTACATTTATCCCCCATTCTAACCGCCTGAACGTATCAAACAACAGCTATAACGTTCTGGTGACTATTACCAACCGCCAAAACTGCACACTGACTGTCACGGACAACAATGTCGACGATATCCCCGAAATGCTGCGGGAATATGATATCACCATTGAGCCGAAACGCCTGACCAAGTGCCGCAGCGTTATAGCCTTTTACCGGGAGTTATACGGCTATAGCCGCACGGAACTAAATGACTTGACCGGTATCAGTCCCACGACACTTGACCGCTACGAACGCGGGGAAAGGTCACTTTTAAAAACCAACGTCTATTATATTATGCTGCTGGCCCGCGTTTTTAACGTAACCGTTGACCACTTACTAGAAAAAGAAATCCAGCTTAATCCGCAGGCGCTGAAAGAACTGGAAGAAGAATACTAAAAAAAGAAGGTTCCCACAAATGAAACAACTAAAAAATTCCGATTGTGTTTATATCGTTCTCGGCGGCAACGCCATGCCGCAGGAAAGGGCGGCGCAGTTTTGGACTAACGGCGGCCGACGTATTGGCCGCTACAGTAACAAAATGCAGGCCTACCGCCAATATTGCACCCTGCGCATACAAGAAGAATGCAGCAAGGCAGGTTTCTTCAAGGAGAAAACGCCGCTTCGTGCCGATTTATACTGCTTCCTGTCCGTGCCTGCGTCCAGAACAAAGAAGTTCCGGGAGCTAGTCGACCAGCGCGCAGCTTACCCCATAGTTAAACCCGACAACGATAACCTGTACAAGGCCATCACAGATAGCGCAGAAGGCGTAGCGTTCGCCAATGACAGCCAAATCATCAGCACTACCATTCACAAGCGCTATACAAACGATAATCCGTTTTCTGTCCTCGTTCTTTCAGTTGTTGAAAATGATGAAGACAGTATCCTTTGGGATGTGTATGACAAGTTCAAACAGCACAAAAACGTGCTCGACTAACGGGCAATGTTTAATGTTTCACGTGAAACAAATAAAGCACTGTGAGAAATCCTCACAGTGCTTTTTCTATTAGCTTCTTACTTTATACCGGGAAACGTAGCCGTTCAAGTTCTCTGGCGGTACTCCCACTTTGGCGGCAACATCTTTATAAATCATGCCTGCCCGAATAAGATTAAATATTTCGTCGTGCAGCTCCCGCCAAGGGTATATAGTACGCATTTTAAATGGCTTGTATTCTGGATTTTTTTCAAGCTCCCTGAATTCGTTGTAATTTCTTTCATTGTCCTGCTCAACAACCGAGCACGTCTGTATTGTTGGCGGGGGGGCTGCCGCCGCTGCCTGCTTTGGCTTTATGCAGTCCGCCGGGATGTAGTGAGCACCAAAAATGCACTCTGACAGGCCCAAAAACGGGCAGAAAACTACTCCTTCGTGTCTATGTAATCTAAAACAGTCTAAACAATTCCGCAATTTATAACGTTCCTTTCAAGGCCATATAGTCGCTATCGTATTCGAGTATGCGCCCGCGATAGCTGTTTTTTATCGGTGCTTCGGCTATAGCTCTGGCGATACGTTCGCTGTAGCCGGGGTTAAGGTCATATGTCCCGGCAGTATATGTATAAGCCGCAATCCATGAGCCACAAGTGTTGAAACTAAATTTAGGTTTTTTATAGCAATATGGCATATCCGGAAGCATGGCTTCTACATCCCTATAATTCCAATCAATCGGGCAATTACTGCATGAATCCGTGGCGGCACAGGCAAAGCAGTAACTTTCAGCCATTGGCACTATGCCGCCATTAATCGCCCATTCTGGCCAGTCCTTTTTATACTTCCGCCCGTGCGTGTCGGCGAGCCAGTTCCACATTCGCCGATGTAGATATCTGTAGAATACGCCACATGTTTTGCCGTCACGAATGCCGTTTAATTCAGTATATATCATTTTGCCCCTGTCCACAATCTACGCTCCCATTTATCGTGGTCGTCCCAGTAGTTTCCGATGATTAGTACATCTTCGATTTCTTTGCGCGGGAGCGGCAGACGCACTTTTGCCGCCGCTTTGAAAACGCCTTCAAATAAATCTAATTCAATGCGAAACAAGCATGTTTCCCCTTCGATGTTTTGGGTTATGTAGTCTCCGACAAACAGCGGAATGCGCGCAGAATTTAGGTTCTTTGCATAGACGCCTATAAATCTTTGGACTGTCAGCGGGTCTACTTCAATGGCGTACTCGCCGAAGTATATACCCATTGCCCCGGCCGGACTGCCGAAGGGTATCGCTCCCCGCTTTTTCCAGTTTTCGTAGTTTACAATATACAGTTTTTTGCCAAACTGTACCAGCTGGCCATAGATAAGAGTTGTCTCGTCCGTTATATCTTTTGGCATGGCGCGATAAAACAAGTCCGTCCGCTCCATGTAGCTTAAATACTCAATGTCTTTTTCGCTTATCTCCATACGTTCCCCTTCTTCCATATTTTTTAATCGCGTCTGTTAAAAACCGCTCTACTTCTGCGGCGGCAGGAAGGCAGCTTACCCCGGCAACAATTTTCATATTCTTATCCCACACAGTGACGTCCCACGGCGTCCACGGGCTAAAACGCTCGATAGGCCTATAGTAAACTACCGCCATAATTTCGCCAAGGTCAAGAAATGTCTGTATAAAAAAACGTGCGTTTACAAACTCATTTATGGCGCCGTTCATCAGCTCCGGTTCACCTACCATATATTTTCTGTACTTTCCCAAGGCATTATCTATATCGCGCTTATAAACGCAGATATGCCTTTCTGTAAGAAACGTAAGCATTTTAACGCCCCCTGACTTTATAGTAAAGCACAGCAGCGGCTATGCTTACGATTATAGATACGCCCCATAAGATAAAAGGTTCTGCCGCCATGTTATCCACCTTTCTTTACCACGTTACCCTTGACGTCTAAAATCTGATATCGTTTCGCTTTAAGCCTGCTGACAATCAGCATTGCCTCTTTCATGTTTTCAAAATGTTCTATCATGCCGTCGCGGCGCGACATGGCGAACGTCGGGCGGTTATCTTCTTCGACGAAACAAAAGTACCCTTTACGGGGAATGTATAATATATAGCGTTCCCGCTTCTGCCCGACGGCTTTAGATTGCTGGCCGCCGTTTTTTGCGGTGGCCATGCGACCGTTGACATCAAATCTTGCCAGCAATACGCACGTGACGAGTGCCGCCAGTGCGGATAATATCACAGATACTATAACTGTTGTCACACCATCCATATCGCACCATTGTACCCGTCTCTGTAAAATTTGTAATACACCGGGTTTTCTTCGTTATCTGCTTTTTCGTTCTGATAGTTTAAAATCTCCTTAACTTTGCGGACCGCCAAAGAAAAGAACTCATTATTCAATATCAGTTGACCGTTGATATTCTCGCATTTTTCGCACAAAATGTTATCCAGCTCATTAATAAGCCATGTTTCATCTGGATTAGTG